ATAAATCCGGAAAAGTTGACTTCATGCGACCATCAATTTGGTCGAAATATTCAGCAGAGCGGGGATCCACTCCGTTTGTGACTAGTTTCTGATGCAGCCCTAGTGCGTAGCTGGTGTATTCCTCAAACCCTTGCTGTCCGAACCACTGGTTTTTTGCCTGCCAGCGCAGAGTTTTTTCGTCCGGTTCGACCCTTGAAGGTTGGGCTTGTTGTGTTTGTACCTCAAAATTTTCTTCCTGTAAAGGGGTAGGACGATAATTTTTTACTTGTTCTGCACGAATCTTTGCATCCATCACAGCTTCTTGGGCTTCAATGATGGCATCTGTGTCAAAAGACTCCTGTGCAGCTTTGAGTCTACGCTTTTAACACTCGTTCAGCTTTGCCTTTAGCGCCTTCAATGACAGCTTCCTGTCCTGTATAGACGTTTTGCTTAAGGCGTTTGTTCTCTTCAATCAACTGCTGTGCAAGACGCTCAAGTTCTTGCTTTTCACGCATTGTCGCTTCTTTGACACGGCGCTCGTCATGACGGGCGTGGGTCAACTCTTTAATGCGTCCCTTGACTTTGTCAGAATAGGACTCGATTTCTTCATCGGTTGGATCCAGCACTTCACGGTCTAGGGGCTTGCGGCCTCTGTCACGTTCAGGGGTATCGTCTTCGATTTCAATCTCTACATCGCCTTCGCCTTCTATTTCAAACTCAACGTCAGCGGTCTTTTTGTCCTCGACTTCGTCGGGGAACTTGTACGTTCAGCCATATTCTTCCTTTCAAGCGCGGGTTAAGCCGCGGGGGTCTTGCACAACAGCATCAACTTGGTCGTCGTTGATGAGACGGAACTCCTTGCCAAAAATCTTAAATCTTGTACCGGAGTAAGTACGTACTAACACGAAGTCGCCCTCTTTACACCATGCTCCGTTAGGAAACTTGGCGGTGTCGTTGTACGCATCGGGGCCAACTTTTAAAACAAACAACACAGTGGTTGCTGTTTCTTCAAGACGCATACCCTCAATAGGCCGGACTAAGTCCAGACTTGTACCGTCGATACGTTCAGAGATGTCTGGCACGGCGCAAAGAATCTTCCAACCTGTTGGGATTGGGAGTTGCGTGGCCCTCTGCTCGTCAGTAGCTTCGGGAGCATCCAGAGGCTGGATGGGTTCAGGCAGTGCAAAAGCACCGGGGGAGAGATCAAGATCACTCATTGGATTCTTCAACTTTCTGTGCAAGGTCAATTAAATAACGCTCTGCGAGGGCTAGACCCTGAATAATCCCGCAGAGTTTTTGGTACTCTTCAAAAGTACGGCACGAACCACCAGCCAAGTCATCGGCATAGTTGTTCATGTCAGTGCGTATTTTTTCACGTAAAACGCGTACGAAGTCTTGGATCATTTTCTAGAACCTTGGTTCCTGCTATTTTGAAGCGCAGCAGTACGCGCTTGTAAATCCATCTGGGCTTTACTCTTTGCGATGTCGGAACCCATTTGGAGGCCGGCACGTTCTTGTTCAAACTCTTGTTTGAGTTGGCTTTCTTTGATTTGCGCACCTGTGCGAAGAGCTTCCAACTCCAGTTTGCCGCTGACTTCTTGCTCTCTCAAAGCCTGTGCATCGACCTTGGCAGCAGCGTCCATCATGATCTTTTGTTTCTTCAACTCTAACTCTTGGCCCTTGAGTTGGAGTTCCTGCATCTGCAACTGCATGACGGGGTCTTGCATCTGTTGCTGTGCCTGCATCTGCGCAGCCTTGGCTTGGTTCTGCATCATTACCTGTTGTGCTGCTTGAGCCATCATGCCCGACAAGGCAATCTCAATCTGCGGTGGCAACTTCTCGTCTTCGGGAGGCAACGGCATACCCAATTGCTGCTCGATCTGCTGACGCATTTTGTAACCAACGTGCTCTGCAATGTGAGCCGTTATTGCGCCCATGATCTTGGGAGCCTGTGGGTTCTGGCCAATGAATTGCTGAATCATTGGGTCTTGCAAAAGCAGCATGTGTACTTGGATGTGCGAAGCGTGATCCTGATGCAAGAACGCTTTGAGTGGTGTTCCTTTAAGTGCGTTCTGGTTTTCTTGCACGGGATCAATTGGCTTCATGTCCTCTTCAATTGGCACAAGCTTCTCGGCATTTTTAATACCCAACACGTTCAACATACCGCGGTGAAGTTCGGGTAAGTTGTAAATGTCTGGAGCCATCTGCGCCATCTGAATGACAGCTTGGTACTGGATAACGCGCTGAGACATGGTCGCAGCGTTGGGGTCTGACACGGGGATAACATCCACCAAGTCATAATCGGCTTTCTTAGCTTTGCGAGTGCCGTACTCGGGTGTATATGTGTAGTCTGGGTCGGTGTAGTCGCGGATGATGTTCTTCAAGAGTTTGAACTCTTGCTTGAGTGCAAAGTGCACACGTGCCTGCACCGCAGTCATCACCTTTAACTGACGCTCCAACAACGCCAGCGTCGTACCAACGGGAGCCTGCGCAGACATGTCAGACACTTTCATGTCAGCAGTCGCGGCAAAACGCCTGCCTTCATCAACGATGGTCTGCATCAAATTAAACAACGTCTGGCTTGGCTCTTTGTACGGTAGCGGCAAGATGTTGTCGCGGATTGTGCCCGAGCCTACATCTACATCACGGAACTCTCCGGGTGCGATTGGTGTGTCATCGCCCTTGATTCGCAGGCCCCGTGTCTTGAGTCCACCGGGTAAGTTGGCAAGCGTTCCTGCATCGACAAGTTGTCGCATAAGGGATGTAGCGGATTTAGCAAAGCCTCCGATAAGATGGAAAAGTCCAAAGCCGTAAGCTCCAAAACCCGGGATATATTGGTAGTGCACAAAGTGCTGGCGCTTGAGGCGGAGGTCATCTTCTTCTTTCCAGTTGCGGCGAATTGACAGGATGTCGTTGGTACCTTTAATCAACGTGACAACGTACGGCAGCATAATGCCGGTCTCTTCGTCCGAGTCATCTTTGTCTTCGTAACCTTCAAGGTTCAAGTCCACATGGCACTCATACAGGGTGTAGCGGTCGTCGTTCAAATCACTAAAGCCTGTCTCTTTGTCCTTGGCTTTCTGAATGTCTGTCAAATCTCTGGGTGAGTCAGGCAACTCAATGTCAAGGTAAAAGCCAACCTGCTGGAGCTTAATGATCTCGTTCTTGGTCTTGCGCATGACGTGCGTGATGCGGTAGCAAGTATCCAAATCTGTTGTGCCGTACGGCAGATACATATCTTCCGCAGGAATGAACATTGAAACTTGACGTCCCAAATTGGGATCATAGTAGACCTTCTTAAACGCTGAGCCTGTGGCTGGCAGTGACCAGAGCATGCGCTCATGTTCAGCGCGGTATTCCGTCATGACTTCCGTCAACTCGTAGTTCATGTCGTCTTCGACGTTGGCCGCAACTTCTTTCATCTCTGGCGTTTCTTTGCCAATCAGTTTGCTACGCACAGGGCCTCGGGCTGGGAATGTTTCAGTGATTGTCTCGGCTTGAAACCTGACGACTGCTTCTGTAATCATGGGGTGGAACACACCGCATGCGCCGTTCCACGGTTCTGTACGTTCTTCTATCTGTAAGCCCAACAACTTCAGACCATCAACGTACGTCTTCTCCCAATCCTTGCGGCCATTCTTGTCGTTGTCAATGTCAGACACCAAGTCCCCCGCCAGCGACTGCAAGGCACTGTCTTTTATGTACTCGGCTAAGTTATCACTGAAGCCTTCCTCATCGTCGTCTTCTCCGGGCTTGATGGTGATCTCCATCCCGTCCATGCCGATGGTGACTTCTTCGGGATCAACGATCTCGATCTCGAGTGGTGACTCTTGTTCGCCCAGCGCGTCAATGCCCATTGGTTGTTGGTACAGCGCTTTGTCGATGTTCGTTGCCATGTGTGTTCCTAGTAGTATTCGGTTTTCCTACGGCGAAAGATCTCAAGATCGTCTTTCTCGTCGGTGTCTAAACTGATAAAGCCGCCTTGCCTAAAGCGTAACAGCGCCTGTGTTGTCGTATCCACGTAGTCGTCGTGCTCCCCAACTGGGAACGCGGCCACCTCTTCAATCACTTCTCGTGCCCAGCGTGTGTCGGGTGCCCAGACTTTACCACTGCTGAATAAATCCGCAACAGCGTTCACTCGCACCATCTTGTCATTGCCCCTTGATGGGCTAAACTCCTGCACAGGTATGCCCAATGCCCGTAGTTCCTGAATCAACGGCCCCCCAGATGCCTTTTTCTCCACAATGAACGCGTCGGGTTCCCACTCTTTGTATTGCTTAAGCGCCACCACCTTAAGTTCAGGGAAAGCCATGCGATCTTTAAACGCATCCAGTAGGATAAGCTGGGGGGAGTCATTTTCTTCCTCGTTGTAGAAGATGCCCCACGTTGTACACGCAGAGTAGTCGGACGTGTTCTTGGTCTCAAACGCCGTATCCCATGACTGAATGATGTATTCGCACCTTGGTGGGTCATCTGGCTCCCAAATACGCCACATTTTGCGTGAAACGATGGCTGAGTTCTCAGAAGTGGGCTGCTGCATGTACTGCGCGTTCCAATAACGCGGGTCAATACTGGCTTTCGTTGACTTTAACGCCTCAAGTGACCACTGTTCTGGCCACAGGGACTTCTCATCATCTTCGTTCTCGTTCAGAATGGCCGGCAACTCCACAATCTCCCATGGAATAGCCTCTGGGTTCTTGGTTTGGTAGTCAATCAGGCGCCCAGTCAGGTCTAGGAGCGACCAACGGGTCATCACAATGATAATCCCACCGCCCGGCATCAGACGTTGCAAGGGGCCCGTCTGGAACCAAGACCAAGCCGTATCAAAGGCAAGTCTAGAGTTAGACTTTACGTCCTGCTCCGAGTGAGGGTCATCAATAACGAACAGATCAGCACCACGACCAGCAAGAGCGCCCCCGACACCAGCAGCATAGTACTGACCGCCAGCGCTTGTAGACCACTTAC